TTCCTGGACATTTGTCGAGGCGTTCATAGGTGCGTTAACAGTTGCTCCTCTAGTTGGTGTAGATGCTGAAGTACTTCAGTTAGCTGCATTAGCTGGTGGTGGTGCTGCACTTGCAGTTATTAAAACATATGCAAAGAAACAAATAACAATTAGTAAGTAATGAGAAAAGGTAAAAAATCAAAGAATCCAGATTTAAAGGATTTAAATTATACCCTTAAAGGTAGAGGTGATATGCATGCACTCGATAGAGTAGATAAATATACATCAAGAACACCACGTAAAAAACAACCTGGTATAAAAGATTACGTAAATGTTGCACATACTATGTTGCAGTTATCTGTTTTTGGAGGTTTAATAAAAGACCGACCAAAAGAACTTTTAGAACCATTAGTACCTGTATGGGAAGATAGAAACCGTGCTAACATTGGTACTAAGTTAAGTAAATGAAAAAAATATCTAAAGATATAATAGTTGGTGCTGGTTACTTAGGTCTTGGTAAACAAGAACTTAATAAACGTATGAAACAACATACTGCTATTAGAGATAAAGCTATTGCTTCACATACTAAAGCTTATAAAGAACAAAAGAGTATGGAAAAAATGATTGGTCAATTTGGACAAGACCCTGGTTTTCCTACTGATGCTGCGTATAGAACTGCAGATAAAGCTTACAGTAAACAAAAAGCACAGCTTAAAAAAGCTGCTGACTTTAATCGTAAGTTACAAAACTTTAAAGCTTTTAATAAATAATTAACTGACACCTGAATGTCTATCTAGATATCCTTCTAGTAGTTCTCTGTACGCTACCTTAGTACCCATAGACTGTCGTCCATCGTATATATCGTGATGCCACTTACACAATACAGCTGTATTATCTACATTATATTTGCGTGCTTTGTTGCCACCCATACCTATATCTTTTAAATGTGCTAGCTCTAACCATTTATTACTGTCACAATTTGCCCACTCACAGACGTTTCCAGCCCTTCTAAAGGCTTCTTCTCGTATCGGTGCTATATCACTCATCAATACTGTACATACTATATTTAAGTGTGATTTCTTCGTTAGCTTTAATAGGACGTAAAGGAAACAAATGATTAACATAAGTACCCTGCATACGTTTTACTTCGCAGTTAGGATTGTCGCTATGGTTTATGAATCCTCCTAAAGGTGTACGTATTACCTGTCCTTTGTCATCCATAAAGACATGCGTTACACCTATACTTGTTTCTAAATCACGTATAGCCCTGATAGTAAACAGACCTAGACCTTCTATCTTGCTAGGTTGTATAGTTAAATACTTAGGTAAGGGTCTGTATGTAGGTACATTATCCATATACTGTTAGGTATTTCCCTGAAGGCATGTCCCATGTTTGCATAATGTCGTTCCATCTAACTTTATTTTCTTTTGATGAACCTTCATATGCTACGTTTGATACCATCATAAACAGTTGCGTACTACATTTGCCATTGACTTTACCTATACTAGACTCAGCCATACCAAACAATTTGTCTATATAACGTAATGTATTTTGTGTAACTTCACCCATATCTTTAGCTGTCTTAGGTCTCATAGCAAACTCTATGTCTGGCATCTGCTCACCGTTAGCTACAGTTACACGTCTAGGACATAGCTTTGAGTTACGTATAGTTTTTATATCGTGTGATAATTTTACTTTTATATCAAGTGTTTCTCTATCTATAGTATATGATGCCCAGATAGGTACATCTTTATCTGTTAAACCTAGTAATCTTTTACCACCAAATTTATTTATAGTCTTAGCTAAATCTTTTTTACTCTGCTCCCAAGCTCTAAACTTTTCTCTATCACTTAGGTCTGTTGTTGCATCTCTAGCTTCTTTAGATGCAAATGCTTTAAATGTATTGCCCATAGTTATTCCTCCTCTAATCCTTCAAGATGAAAATTGTAATCTTTTACAAACTTTTCCATCAAGTATCTTAATGTTATTGTGTCTGGTGCTACGTTAAATGTATCACTGCCACATGCTTTACTAAATTGTTGCGCCCATACTTTCATGTATCTAGGGTGATTAAATATATTTAGTTTGTCTATATTAATTTTTTTATTCATCAAACATTTCCTTGTTAACTTCGTGTTCTAAATCATCTATACAACTAGGACAATATTTTATTTCGTCCCAAGTTGTAACATAACTTTTATTACAAAGTTCACATGTTAGATTTAATAAATTTTCTATATCTTTTTTGTGTTTCGTTAGTATTTTTTCGTATTGTCTATACATCATAGTTTCCTCCCCAACAATGTTTACTTGAGTTCCAGTGATGCCATCCATCATTGTAGATAAGCCAAGCTGCGTAACGTGTAGCAACTTCTGGATTTGTTCTCTTACCTATTATACTAAGCTTTTGTTTTAACCAAGACCAAGTGTTGTCATTAAATTGCCAGAGTCCAACGTCACTCGTACCGTCAGTGTTTTGTCCCACAACTGTAGGTCGTCCACTACTTTCGCAGAAGATAACCTTTGCAGCACGAACAACGTCTTCATCTTTAAAATAACTTTGTATTGTGGGTAACCATTGTTCTACACTGTACACCATATACTGTGTTTCTCGGCACTCACGATACGCAGTAAATTCAGCAGGTGTCGGTGCTGTTACCCACAGACACGCTGCTAAAATATATTCTATCATTAGCTAATGGTAGTTCTCGTAGGTACTTTAGTGCAGTAGTAACTGACTAAGCCCTTTGTTTTTGTTTTAAGTGTTGTAATTTCATAACCTTCTTGTCGTAGGTTAAAGAGTATTCCGCCAAATCTATGGCAATATAACTCTCTTACAAACTCCCAGTTAGTTATAGGGTCTGAGTTTTGAAACTCCTCTAACGCCCATGCAACTAATTGTGTTTTACTTTTTACATATGCGGGTACAAGTGTACCTCTAAATGCACTAGGTATCATAATTATCCTTTCTTTAGTATGGTGTTGGTAAGTCATCGCCAGCATTGTTTGGTGCTGTCTCGACTTCCCCATCTAAGTTCCACTCTTTAGGTAGGTCTGAGTTATCAAGCCACCAAGACTTACGCCATTTACCACTATGTCCTCCGCATATTACAGGGTCATTAGTGCTGCAGGTAAAGTCTGGACTTTTCTCTGACCGTTTACTGTTACGGTTATCGTACACCATTTGTTTACAGAAAGGACATGTAAGGTCATCTCTGTATTTGTTTTGTTTTTCCATCTTTTTAACTACGCCTCCTAGCATGTCACCAGCTGGTTGTACACCTGGCTCTGTACTATCTTTTACTTCAAGTCCTACTGCACCTAGCTTTTCTTCTATTGACATCATATCAAAAGATTCTTGCGTAACAACAGTAGGCATATCAACAAGTTTTTCTATGTAAACAAAATACATATCTAACTGTTCATCTGTCCATGTTGTTTTATCTGCAGGTAACTTCTTTAATTGTGCATACTGATTTGCAGAACCAAGTATCTTGTTAAGAGTCTCTGGTGATTCTACATTAGCAGTAATACCTTGCACTGTTTCTGCTATAAACTGTACATCTTGACTCATGCTTCAGTACCTAAGATACTGTCCATGATTGCAGCAGCTGCAGCTTTATCTTCTTTAGACATTTTGTTTTCTTTTAAACGCATATCTACTTTGGTAACTTCTACCATAGCATCTTTGTCTGCTTGCTCTTGTGTGTAACCATCAGGTGCAATAGATGTAGCTTCTTCTTCTGTCTGTTTACTACCAGACCATAGCTCTACACCTAGACCGAACCGCATACACGCACGTTTAAATGCATCAGACTCTGCGTCTTTAAGGTTGTTACCGTCATTAAACTTAGCATTGCCAAGCTTAAAGGTATCAACATCTCCGAAGCCATCGTAACTACCCATACCTTCTATGGTTATAGTACCTTTAGCACCGACTATTCTTTTCTCTCCGTTGTGTGTACCGTATACAGGTTTACACTTCCAGGAGTATGTTACACCACTATCACGTAGTCTTTCTACATAATTAGCGTGTGGTACATAGTCCCCGAACTTACCAGCAGGTGCTTTTTTTACTAGCTCCTGTGGAAATGGGGATAACAAGTCAACGTTATTATTCATAACTGTCCTTTCTTTTACTACTTTCTGCCGAAAGCATAAGCCCGAGGCAGAAAGAAGTTTCTATTCTTCTTCTGTATTCAAGTCTACTAGCTTCGCAATGTTAGTTATACCACGTTCAAGAGGTATTAACTTTACGTCACCTTGGTCATTAGTAAGTATAACTTGCGGTCTATCACCTAGACCAGAGTATTCTATACTCGTTAACTTCCATTTAGACTTGACAATTAAGTTAGCCATATACTTATTATACTCATGCATCTTCTAAATTTACAAGGTATTCAGCAGTTACGCCTTGACCTGGCTTAGCAAACAACAAGTACTGGCATGGTCTACCCATACTAGCAAGCTGTTCTTGTGCATAAGTGTTGTAGCTTTCAGTACTACCATTAACCCACAAGCGTATGTCATTAACGTACATTGTTGTAGGTGTATGAAAGTGTCCAGCTATAGCGTAATCAAAGTCAGGCATTAACTTAGCTGCTGCTAATGCTTTCCAACCTAATAGTTTCTTACCAAAACCATACCATGGAAATCCACCATGACCTCTTACATTGTCACCATGCCATACAAAGAACCTACATTTTTTACCAAGGTCTGCAATACCAAACCAATGTTCGTCTCCTGTAGGTATCTGCCATGTTATACGTTTCTCATTGTCATATATCATTGACATAATTTTGCCTAGCATTCTATCGCTATTACTGTCTGGGTGATAATCTTTTCTAGCTCTACCACCTAAGCTACCATGATTGCCTATTACCCATGTAACATCTACTTCCTCAAAATTAGCAAGTAATATGTCAAAGAACTTTGTCAAGATTCTAGGACCATCTACTGTCACTTGGTTGTATAGACTCGCATCTATTAAGTGTGATTGACCTGGGAAGATTAGTTCACCTTCGACTATGTCACCAGCAACTAACACAGCACACTTCTTTACTGTGTGTGCATGTCGTTGCAAGTTTGTCAAGGTTACAATCTTATTAGCGTATTCAATGACACGTGCCTCTGCTACCTCTGTGCTATAATCTGGTGTTACTTTTGCAAGTTGTACATCAGACAATATAGCAACAGCTATTTCTTCAGTTTTATTTTTCTTAGAAATTGTAGGCTTAGGTATCTTAGGCTTATCCCACGTCCGTAAGTTGGTATGTACTGCCTCTAATAAAGCTTCAATTAAATCTGCTTTTTTATTCTTAGCTTTATCTAGTTGTTTTAATAAACGTAGGTTATCTGCTTTAAGTTGCTGTATCTTAGTTGACTCAGCTTCAGCAAGTAATTCATCTATGTCTATCTTTTTTTTATTCGGCATTTTCTACCAGATTTGTAAAGTGATTCCTAACTGCAGATTCACTTATCTTAATACCATACTGTTCACGTAATAATCTGTGTACTACGTATGGTTTTAATTGACGACCAGCAAGTACTCTCTGTTCACAACCTTCCCAAAAGGGCATGGCTTCTTCTGTGATTCTGTTAGTAATCTTGCTTACTTTACCTGTTTCTGCTTCCTGAAGAAGCTTATCTATATCATTCATAGTATTCATTATACTCACAGTATTGTATTTAAGTATGTATTTAGTTTCGTGATACGCTTCTCAGGCATTCCCTCACTGTTTCGCGTGCCATGGATAGGCACACTCACAGCTCCGTCTGCCTACGAGCGTGTCACTAATTTTAGGTAAGTGAAGGAGTGTTCACTATAGGTTGATTGTTGACATCATTGAATACCTTGTTCGTAGTTCTCCTACGACTCTAGTCTCCTTCTAATAAAGGTTTAACAGAGAGAAAGGAGGTCTCTGCACCCTTGCGGGTTGACCTTATATCCTTACCACTCTATCACATGTTCAATTTAAGTCCATGTTCCTTTACTTCTTCTATGTCTTTAAGATTTATAATATTGTATTTCTTAACTAACTTATTTACATCAGCCATTAAATTAAAGCCAGATGTATCACCATGCGCACCAAACACATGCATGTCTGATACCCATATTCTTCTAGCTGGTTGTGTACCTAGCCACTCTAAAGCTGGACCGTCTACAACATTACCAAAACCTGAATGTCTATCTAAATACTTTTCAGTTACACGTTTACCATTCTTAGCAATGATACGTAAGTTACCTATGTCACCAGTACCATTGTACATAGCAATAGTAACTGCAGGTAATAGCTGCATAATTTCTAAGATATCTTGACCATCAAATGACATAGAACCTGAAGCATCAATAAGTATTGTGCCACCAAGTGCTGTCATTTTTTGTTTGAATATCTTTTTATCTATACAGTATCTACTAATATATTTTGGATTGTAACCAAAGTCAGATGGTCTGTATGCTCTACCATTTTTAAGTCTACCTTGCAAATTAACAGACAAAGGTGGTTTATGTGTAAACATTTCACCCCATTGACCTGTACCTTGACTACTGTTATACAACATTTCAGCTATATCGTTTCTTGTACGTTGTTGTAAAGAACCACCACCTAACTCATTAGATTCTTGAGCTTCACCTTCACCTTCATCCATACCAGGTGCGGTATGTTTTGGTTTAGGTTTGTACACTTCATCATGCTCAGGTTCATCTCTGAACATATCTAATATTAGACTTAATTGTTCTGCATACTTTTGTACTTTACGATAGCTAATTGTCTGACCGTAACCATGATTAGTAATACTTTGAAAGAATCTAGTGATAGTTCTTTCTGCATAAATAATCTGTTGTTTACGGTAATCAGTAACTGTATCATCATCTCTTATCATGGCAAAACAAGATGACATTACAACCCATTCATCATTGTATTTATAACTAGCATACCTACGGTTAGTATCATTGTCTGGTACTTTCCATTTGCTAGCTAAACCCATAAGTATTATTTCTGCAATACCTGATTCATAAACTAACTTCATAGTTTTTTGTTGTAATGTACCTAAACATTGTGATGGCTCAGATAACGCAAGTTTGTTCTCGTATAAAAGATGGTTAACTCTAACTTCTTCTAGTACATGAACAGCTTCTGCACGTACACCAGGCTTTAGCTTACCCATAGTTTTAGGACTCCACTTGGCATGACCAAGTTCATGTCTACGTATCATACGACTATGATTGATACCACATTCCGAACACTCTCTGTCGAGTGGAACTGTCATCTGTCTGTTGAGATTATCTGTAGAACCTTCGGGACTATTGTTAATAGTACCTACTACTTCCCACTTCTCACCAGTAACAATTTCTGGATATGGATAAGCTTTGCTGTTAGGCACGAGCTAATGTAACAGCATCTATTAATTCTTCTGCTTTGTCTGCAAAGATTAACTTAGCTGCTTGTTCAGGTGTGAAACCTTTACCTTGTAGTGCAAAGAACTCTGTCCATGCACGTACTGAAATACGTTCCTCATCATCTTCTACCATTGTTGTGTCATTGATTACACCGTGCCACTCATCTGGAAACTGTTCCATTGCTTTAGGGTGTATACTGTCAACATATATTTTTACAGGGAATCTATCTTTTAACGCTAGTGGCAATGACTCAGGTGGACTGTTCGTAGTAGCTACGACTTGAAAGCCTTCAGCTGGACGTACTGTCTCCTTAGTATCATTGTTCAATGTCAACATTGCTATGTCTTGGTCATCAAGAATAGCGTGTAGAAATGTCATAGCATCTGGTGAAGCATGGTCTATCTCGTTGATAACCAATCTACCACCATTACGCCATGCTTGAATAGCAATACCATCATGCCATTCAAAGCCACCGTCTTTAGCAGGCTTATAGAAACCTTCTAAGTTAGCAGCTGCCGTATCTTCTGTCATAGTAATCTGATAAACATTAGCTTTACCGTCCATATCTAATGGAGTGCTTTGCTTAACAGCACTGTATGTTTTACCTGTACCTGGTGGACCGTATAGTAATGTTCTACGTGTCTTACCTAGCACAGATGATATCATCTTCCAACAATCATTGTTGCTCATAGTATCTCCTCTTTATAGTTAGGGACAAACCGACAATATATATCTATCTGTCCAGTTTTATTTCTTCTTTGTTGTATCTCAAACTTACCTTTGTCTGATAAGTGTGCAATATTACGCTGAGTCATAGACTCAATGTTTGCTTTAACACCACTAATCCACTTGTCTTTAGTAGATATAATGAACCATTGTTCTGGTGATGATAAAAGTATTCTTACTTTGTCATCTGTTAATAGACTAGGTTGTTTACCTTTTCTATTTAGATATGGTTCAGGTGGTGTAGCAGCTTGCATTCCTTCAGGCATCATTGTCTTGCTCCTTTAGGAAGTCTTCTGCATCATCGCCAATATGTGTAGCATGATGCATAACATTATCAACAGTCATGTCAATAAGTTTATCTTCGTCATCTACTCTATTAGCTTGAATAGATGTTGGTTGCATAGCTAACCAATTTTGAAATAACCCAATCTCTACTGCTTGCTCATATATATCTTCTATATCTTGTCGCGTATATGTATCTTTCTCTAGATACATTGGATTACTATTAATGTAATCAGCCATAGTTTCTGCACGTGCATGAGTTACTATTTCCATGCCACGATTAACAGCATTAATTAAACTATCTGCCCATACTTCAACACGATATATCATATGTCTACCGTCATTGTCGTCTGGTATAAACGTTTTGTCATTAACACTGTCATCAGCCATATAGTTAGCAACAATATAATACTTATGCATATCGCGCTTTCTACTGGACAATCCTATTACTTCCATTATATTTCCTTTCTTTTATAGTCGACTTCTCTCGAACCTCTTGGCAGAGAGAGAAGGAGACATGACTGAGTGGTATGTCGTAGGGCAACGATGTAACTCAGTCACACTCCAATAGCTACGTACGTGTAGCTTGTAACACACCTTCATAGTTTCTTCGCCTAAGCTACTACTTACTATTACTACTATGTGCTACAAGCTACTCACAGAATCACTTGCGTGACTTTGGGCTATGCTGTGAATAGCTAGCGTTAGTTAATCTACTAGACTTGATAGTCCTGATATGCTAAACATACTTGGTTTATAAGATTTAAATTCTATATCACCATCGTTGTCTACATTACTTACCATCATATCTATCTGTGCAATAGCGTCTTCCATTGTTACGTCACCATTAAAGGTAAAGTCAACTGATAATATATTCTCATCACGCCTTGCGTTACTATCTACATATTTGTATGTCATAGTTTCTCCTTATTATTTTTGTGCTATATACATAGATATAAATAAAAACGCTATTGGAATTATTACACCTACTAACATAACTTCTGTTGTTAATTCACTCATTATCTACCAAATTGTTTAATCATATTTACAAATGAGTTAGTATGTTCTTGTTCTACCATACCAAAGTTTTCTATTGGATAATCTGTTCGGTGTGGTTCGGGTAAATCATACTCAAACTCATCAAGAAACTTATTAACTATCTCTACTTTATATGTCTCTGCTATGTGTTGTAATAATAAAAATGGTTCACCCCATGCAGTTTGAAATGTAAGAACAATACTTTTATCGTCTTTACTTATTATTTCAGTGTCTCTGTCACCCCATTTAGTACCCCAGTTAAGATACTGCCAGTCAATAGAGTTAGTACATTTATATTTTTCTTTTAACTCATCAAGTTTCATATCTAATACTGGACGTCTAGTACCGTCATCATCTTCATACCAATTTCTATATCTAACATCATCAATAGTTATTGAACCACTATGTATATCTGTTAATTCTGAAGGTGTTGGCATTGTATTAGCTAAATAAAATACACCTTCGTTAATAGTTATATCATCATATAATTCATCTAAACTATTTTTATCTCCTGTAATTACTGCGTTATTTGTTACCCAATTAGGCATTATTCCTCCTCGTTTATAGTTTCTTTATTGATTTGATATAAGAATGCCTCAAGTATCATTGCACTGTGTGAACGTAACTCATCACGCACTCTATCATTTTTACTCCAGTTAAGTAAGTCTCTTATTAACCATAAGATTATCCTCGTTAACTGTTTGTTGTTTAATAATTGTAATTTTTCTATAGCTTTATCCATTGTATCCTTTCTTAGACAGCTTCGTGCTGAACCCGTGAGAGCGAAGCACGAAGTCTATCTTATCTTTTAATTAAAAGGGTGAATCTTCAAAGATAAACTTTGACGCTGTTATATTTAATGCGTCTAAGTCACTTGCTATCTTTGCGTCAACTAATCCCTCATGGTATGCAGTTATTGCATTTTCAATCATCGTGTTTAGTTTATTAATTTCTGCAGCATTTAATATAGGTTTGATTATATCTAATGCATTTTTAATTTCGATTATGTTATCCATAATATTCCTTTCATAGTGTTATCTAGTATACATACATGCCTGACTTAACAGACATGTATATAATATTTATCTTGAGCAATTACATATATGATTATGTACTTTGTTTATACAATAACTCATCTGAATGCCAATCGCATTTGTGTTAACTTACTTAATGGTCTACGAGATACTTCCCATAGGTCTTGTCCATTCATATATGCTTGGTTAGCACAGTCAACGTAATGAATGTTAAGTGGATACTTAATTAGTTCTCCACTACTATCTCGTTTCGTACCTGGTTTATAGTATGCATCTTTATGAAAGATTATAGGGTACGTACATACTCTACATATTTTCTTAGTTTTAAATTTAGTCATAACTTAATTCCTTTCTATTGACTAATTACTTTATAGTAAGAACATATTATTTCTTTACGCCTCTTTCTGCGATATGTTCTATAGTATCTACCAAAGGGGTTGATAGATACTAACAACATATAGTTGTTTAGAAGTTAGCTTCTTCAGCTTCCATAACCTCTACTTCTACAACCTCAGCTACATTAACTTCGGTCTTAGGACCTTTGTAATATAGTGATGTTGGGCTTTGGTTATGTAACTCGAGCAGTTGCTTTTCAGCATCGTATTTTTGTTGTAACAAAGCCGCAACTGTTGGCTCTGTTTTATCTAAGTGTAACCACATAGTGTTAGTAGTTTTCTTAGTTTTGCTGTATCTAGGCATAGCTGGTTGTAATCTATCCTCAAATGGTAGTTCTTTACCAGTCACGCCACATATAGGTGTTACCCATTCTCTTGTAGTTGCCATAATAATAACCTCCTTTTATTATTGTTAATTTGTTATTTATAGCTGATATATACATTTTATATATATCTAGAGTCTTTCTGACCCCGTGGGTCGGAAGAAAGACTTTGAGATATATACAACTCATATGTTCATTATGTGACAAACCTCGCAATAGATAACGCTATTTTTATTTGGGTGGTCATTAGAACAAGTGTATTTATTAGGCATAGTATCTCCTTAACATAATATAGAATCAGACGTTCTGACTCTATGAGTCGGAAGAACGTCTTATGCTTTAGTGTGTAGTTATATATAGATTACATATCCTTACAAGGGAACTTAAAGTAACCATATATCTCTTTAAATTAAAGCATCTAGTATTCATACCTTCTGACTCTGTGAGTCGGAAGAAGGTATGTATACAAGAAGATATATTTTTCTATAAGCTTCTGTAATTATGTACCTATTACAAGTGTATGACTAGCATATGTCAATCTTAGGTCTTACTATATAGTACGTATGTCTAGAAATATATGCTGGTAATTCAGAAGAAACCCTGTCCGTATAGGCGTTAGCGGGCATTAGGGGTAAATGTTTGACTTAACATGTTTTAGTGTCCTTGGGTACTGCCTTTGTCTTTCTAGTGTACTGTCTTGCCAGTCAGCAGCTTTCCGCATCCCGATTGCAACTTCACCTGTAACAAAATACTTGTGTTAAGTGTTTGTAATATTTAGAACTATAACATATAATTCTCACTATACAAACATCTAATGAAAGATAGTGAAATATGGTAGATACTACCAATAATGTAATCTGCATAGCAGAGGGCTGTCGAAAGAAACTTAAGGGCAAGCAACGCAAATTCTGCTCTCCTACTTGCCAAAAACGACAGTTTGCTAGAGACAAATACTATAACAAAGAAGATGACATAAAACCTATCAATATAGATAGAAAATCAGACGATGGCGACTATGCTAGTGTTAGAAGGGGTCAGTATTATCGAGCTTTCGTAAGCGAAGGAATAGCTGACCAAGTTGCAACAGGCGACATGACGGTAGCTGACGCAGCTTCCATGCTAGGTTGCACGTCTGCTACTGTCTCTCGCATGCTCGCTGCCTACAAGATAGACAGTAGAAATGAGATAGCTGCAGAAGATTGGGAGTTATCAGAGGATGCCAAAGACGCATTAGAAAATTTCGCTACCTTCCGACAAAAATACTTCCGAACCGAACTAGGTAAACAGTATGACACCGCGCCTTTTCATACTAACTGGATAAATAACATTATAGATAGTATAGAAAACGGTAAAGAGTTACTTATCTTAAGCCCCCCTAGACATGGAAAGACAGAACTGTTAATACATTTTGCTGTGTATCAGATATGTAAGAATCCAAACACACGTATCATGTGGGTAGGTGGGAACGAAGATATAGCTAAAAATGCCCTTAGCGCAGTCTTAGACGTGCTTGACACGAACGAAGAACTCAGAGATGCATATTGTATGCCAGGAACATCTTTTAAGCCAGATAACCGTTCTGGTAAGAACTGGTCACAAAATCAGTTTACTGTAGGTACTCGTACAGTTGCAGGTATTAAGTCACCGACAATGGTAGCTGTAGGTAAGGGTGGAAAGATTCTATCACGTGACTGTGACATAATTATTGCTGATGACATTGAGGACCACCAAACTACTATGCAACCTGGTGCAAGAGAAAGTACTAGGCAATGGTGGACTACAACATTATCAAGTCGTAAAGAGGAACACACAGCTGTAATTGTTATTGGGTCTAGACAGCACCCTGATGATTTATATAATCACTTACTTGCATCAGATAACTTTACAAGCATAGTAGAAACAGCACACGCTATAGATTGTCAAGTACCAGAACACGAAGAAGAAAATCATATCGAATGTATGTTATGGGCTAACAAACGTTCCTTTAAATGGTTAATGTCTAGGTTGCATTCTGCTGAATCAACAGGTGGTAGACAAACATTCGAGATGGTTTATTTTAATCAAGCATACATAGAGGGTACACAGATATTTACAATGCCTATGGTTGACCAATGTATGCGACCAGACTTAACGTTAGGTCAGGTATATAAAAACTTACATTTAGTTGCAGGACTTGACCCTGCATCAGCTGGATATCAAGCATCTGTACTATGGGGTATTGATGTATATAGAGCTGAATTATATTTAGTAGATTTAGAAAATAGACGAGGGGGCGGAGTAAGGGCTGCACTTGACCAAATATCTGATTGGCTACATAAGTACGATTGTAGACATTGGATAGTAGAAGAAAACGGTTTTCAAACTGCAATAAGACAAGACGAAAAGATAAAAGAATTTACTTTACGCTCAGGTGTACAAATACAAGGACACTTGACTGGAAAGAATAAACATGACCCACTATATGGTGTAGGTGCAATGGCTGATTTATTTGAGAATAAAAAAATACACTTACCTACTGGTGATGGTGGTTCTAACGCAAAGGTACAACAATATCGACAACAACTGTTATACTTTGATGGAAAACCTGTTTCTAAGCGAAACAAGGAAAAAACTGATATAGTTATGGCTAGTTGGTTTCCTATGAAGGTTTTTAGAAGACTGCAGAAAGAACGGGCTGCTGATATAGGACTAGATTACACACCTAGTTATGGAGAGTATAAGATGACAGAAATGAATGACGCACCATGGGCATAGAAAACTTAGATGTTAAATCCTACAAAGAAATAGTTAGAAATGCTGCTGAGTTAACTACAGGCAAACTAACACAAGAACGTCAAGTTTCTAAAGCAAGAATTAAATCTATTCTTAATGGTGGTGCAGATGGTATTAAAGCATTACTAGGTAATACAATGGAAACCTCTGATGCTGATTTATTACCAGCTCCGAACATGTTGCAGTCTGGTATTGATAGACTTGCACAAAAAATTTCAGGTATACCTCAAGTACGAGTAGATATACCTAATGATAATGATTCTACTAGAAGTAAAATACGTGCAGAAAAATTAGAACGTATTGTTTCTAACTATGATGACAAACAAAATTTAAGTTTACAATTAGCACAAGCTGCAAGATGGTTGCCAGGATATGGTTACTGTGCTTGGGTTATAACAACTAAAAGAGATAAGAATGGTTTTTATTATCCATCAGCAGAACTAAGAGACCCTTATGATACCTTTCCAGGAAACTTTGGACCTGACCAACAACCAAGAGAAATGGCTGTAGTTAGAAGAATACCAAGATATAAACTTGCACAAATTTATCCAGAGTTTGCTAAAGAGATTTTAAAAGAAGATGATGATGATACAGAGAACGATAATTACTCTGATACTGCTACACCGTTTATGTCATACGAAGGTGCTAGAGAACAGAAGTGGGAAGATAATACATACTCTGGTGTAAGAATAATTGAGTACTATGACATGGGTGGTACATATGTTGTGTTCCCAGAACGCAATATGATATTAGATTTTATACCTAACGTACTATCAACACCGCCATTTGTGTTTATGAAAAGAGTTTCTTTCGATGCATTAAAAGGACAATATGACCACGTTATAGGTTTAATGTCTATGATGGCAAAAATAAATATTATGTCATCTATTGCAATGGAAGATGCTGTGTTTACAGAAACTAACATATCAGGAGAGATAGAATCCGGACAATATAGAAAAGGTAGATTTGCGGTAAACCATCTAGCTCCAGGTACACAAGTTTCTAAACCACAGAACAATATACCGTATCAGTTATTCCAACAAGTAGATAGATTAGAACGACAGTTACGTATGGTCGGTGGTTATCCAGTTACTGATGACTCACAGTCACCTAACTCTTTTGTTACTGGTGCTGGACTATCAGAACTTAACTCAACTATGTCATTAATGATTAATGAGTATAGAGAAATAATTAAACATGCTATTACTGAAATGGATGCTAAGAGATTAGAAATGGATGTAGTTCTTTCTTATACACAAGAGATTAAGAAAAAACCTATGGCAGGTTTCTTTAATGGTTCTGCTTTTACAGAAAACTACAGTCCTTTATCTGATATAGGTGGAGATTTTAGAACAAGACGTATCTATGGTGTAATGGCTGGTTTTGATGAACCACAGAAAATTGTAACTGGTTTGCAATTATTGCAGGCAGGTGTTATAGACACAGAAACTTTACAAGACAACATAGATGGATTAGACAACATAGCTAAAGTACAAGAACGTATACGTAAAACTAAAGCAGAGCAAGTCTTATTTGATTCTATACTTGCTAGAGCAGCACAAGGTGATGCTTCTGCAACTATGGCAGCTATAGCTATTTACGAGTTCCCTAATGAAATGACAGCTATTATGAAACAGTTTTACACTCCTGAAGAACCACAGATGACACCTGAACAGGAAATGATGATTCAACAACAAATGATGCAACAGCAGATGGGAGGACAAGGTGGACCGCCTACAATGGCACAAGCATTTGGAATGTAGTATGGATGAATATTTAGAAACAGAGTTTTGGGATATGATATATCAAGAATATGGTGTGGAAGATGAGTTAGATATTCTTTCAGAAAATATTACAGAAATTATTATGCCTCAAAAAGGTATTATTATTTTAATTACAAAGGATTTTAACAATGGCAAAGAAACGTTCTAACAGAGGGGGATATAGACAACCTGCTAATCCTGCACCTGTAGCTACACCACAAGGTGGGCAAAGGACTGACGGAGGACCAGGAAGTTCTAAACAACCCCTTAGAAGGCTTCCAGACGCTGATTACGGTGCAAATAAAGCATTTGTTGAACAACAACAAGCATCTCCCCTACCCTCACAACAGAGCATAGTTACACCTAATATCTTTGCACCTACTGAAAGACCTACAGAACCTATTACTGAAGGTGTACCAGTAGGACCAGGTAGTAGTGGTGTACGAATGACTGACAATGTAGATATGATGCTACAAGCAATGTATGAAATAAATCCATCACCAGTTATATTAGAGTTAATAAATAATAGGAATAGATAATGGGTTTTCACCTTTTTGATGAAAACGAAGAAATGGATTTTATCTTAGGTAATACCTATGATGATTTACAAATTGGTCAACTAAATACACAGTTTGCATTACAACCTCAAGTTGCATCTGAATTAGAAAAAGTAACTGAAAAATTCCAAGTACCTGCAGATATAGCTTTACCTTATGTTTTAGCAGGAGGTACAGCTGAAGCAGATACTATGAAACAAATTGCAGATGATGTTGCCTATAACCGTGCTAAAAAAGAAGCTGTTGTTTGGGAAGAACTACAAGACAAATATCAATACGAAGCTTTAGAAGATAATATGAAAATGACTTTAGGTACAGTACTTAAAGGGGATGCACAAATAGGTGTATGGGCATTTGCAGGATTAGATGCATTATTCCAAACATTTGGACCATCAGGTAAATGGTCTGTTGCTGCTAGTGCTGTTAACACAGTAATGCCTGGACAACCTATGGTTGTAGGTAGGTCACAAGCATATCTAAGAGATTTAAAAGAATATGATGATATGTTGCAAAAAGGTTACACCAAAGCTGAAGCACAAGCAAAACTACAAATTGATGTATCTTTTACTGAAGTAGAAAATATTGGTAAAGATACTAACTTAAAAGGTGATATACGTAAACATCTTGCCATGATGAAAGAAGCTAATGATATGGGTGGAGAAGCTGTGTTATTTAACATGATGCGTCAAGTAGCTAATGGTAAACCAGTTAACTTTGACAGAGGTACAAAAATAACTTTAGAGTCTGTTAAAGCAGAAGATACACCTTACTACGTTGATTTAGTTAATAATTATGGTTATACACCAGAAGAAGCTCGTAAATTTATTTATAATAAAATTGGTGAGCCAATTAAAAACTTTGATGAGAATGGTGAAATTAACTACACATCAAATGTAAAACCAAATCAAATTAATTTTTATGCAGGTAGAAGAAAACAAAAGTATTTTTTTATGGGTGACAAAATGGAACAAGACTTATACAAAGAAGATTGGACCGATAAAAATATACTTATGGAATACTCTCCAGGTAAAGTACATACTGGACAAATATACGAACCAGGTACTAGACAGTTTGATTTAGCATCTGGACTTATTGATGCATCATATCAAATAGTACCTGAGTTATTAGCAGGTAAAGGTATTAAAGGCGTAAGAAATTTAAGAAAAGGATTTACACGTGTTAACAAAGCTATGGAGTTATCACAACAATTAGGTCGTGTTAAAAAAAGTGGTAAGTTACAAAGTCTTAGTCCTTTGTCTGTTGCTAATCAAATTGCTAAAGAAGCTGCAGGAGAAGTAGACCCATTTATTGGTAAAGGTAACTTTAGTAATATAACAAATGCTAAAACAGGTAAGTTAAAATCATTAGATGAAGTAACAGTATCTAAAAGAGATATATACACATCAACACGTAAAACAAATAAAGAACATACTTTTTTCGGTAGAGTACCAAGATTATTTCAAAATACTAAAAAAGAAATACTTAATGACCCTGTAATGGTTGATTACTGGAAAGCTTTAGCAGCAACAGGTGTTGATGATTTAGCTTCTATATCTACTAATCCAATGTTATCTAAGATGCATCCTTCAATATTAAATGAAATTGCTTTAGAAGGTGACTGGAGAAAAATTAGAAAGATGCACGGAGACATGATGGATACAGGTTATGCCATTAAAGATGAAGCAGGTAATGTTAATAAATATAAGATAGAACAGTTTTATCAAGATGGTAGATTACCAGTACGTGGTTCTTTTGTTCTTAATAAACTTTTAAGAAATACTGCTAAAAAAGGTACACAGTTACAACAAAAAGGTGGAGTCTATGGTAATACTGTAGGGACAGCTTTATCTGCATTAGGTAATGAAAAAGCTGCATATCGTAGTGCAGGTGGTTACTTAGGAGAAAAAGCACGTAAAGGTAGAGAAACTTTAGGTAAGGTAGTACCTTTTTCACCAGAAAGAAGATTTAGAAAATTAATAGACCCTAATGATGTAGATGGAAAAGTTTTAGATGATTTAGATTCTTTAGGTAATAACATTGGACCACAAAAAGCTTTAGATAAAGTTGGTGGACCTCAACTAGAATTTGAAAAATATTTAGGTTTTAGTTCTAACTTTAACTCTACATACAATCCATACTATAGAAAGTTACTTGGTTTTATACCTGAGCAGGGAATACCTCTTAACAGTTTACAAAATGGTTATACGCAATTAGTAAGTCATTTACAAATAAACGGCTATAGCCAAAGAGATATGTCTCGTAGATTAAAAGAATTTTTAGATTTAGATTTTAATGATAAAAGAAGTATTCGTGAATTTACTAAAGTACAAGCCGAAGAAGATTTAGCTTTAGTAGCTAAACGTGGTGGACAATGGGAATATGTTGTTAAAGCTACTAATGAACAATTTAAAGGAATTGAAAAATCTAAAATTTATGCAGCAGGTAGAAATAAAAAGATAATACCTAACACAGGTAGTGGATATGAAATGTACACAATCAAAGCACCTGATGGTTCTTCTGTAAACATGCCTATGATGACTGGTTCTATGTTTTCTGAAATGACAGACAACATTGCTCCGTTATTAGATTACAGAATTATACAAGGCTCAATGAGTCGTATGTTTAAAGCTTATGATAAAGATGTTGAAATACAAAATGTAATAATTAAAAATATTAGTGATGCATGGGAGTATGGTAAATATAAAGCTAATCAAGGTTTTGGAGATGCTACTAGAGTTAATCCTTATGAAAAAGGTGTAATTAGTGTAAAAAAATTAGAAGATGACATGGTTACTAACATGCTTAGTTTTTATACACGAAACGTATTTAAGCCATTAGTGCTTGCACGACTTGCTTTTTTTACTCGTGTATTCTTAGAAGAACAAGCACGTATTGCTACAGCAGGTTTATCAGGTTTATATAACCATCCTTTTAAATATGTACAATGGTTAGCTTCACATAATCCTAATTCAAAATTAGCAAAGTTACCTTTTATTAAAGGTGCAGAATACAATGATGATGGAGTACAGTTGTTACAATCGTTAGAAGCTATGGAAGCTGCTAAAAATAGTTTTAAACCTACTCAATTAATTGGACCTAGTTCTAAAAACAAAAGACATACAGAATATTTAGCTAAATCAAAAGCAGAGTTAACACAGAAAAAATATGCAAAACATATGTTCTTTGAATTAATGTCTTTACGAAATGACCCTCTTGCAAGAAAAGTTGCAGAGTTTGGTCATGGCTCTAAAGAATTAAATAAATGGTTAGCATCACCAGCTGGTAGGTCAGCAAGAATGGACTTGTTTAATTATGGTGGTAACAAATGGCAAGAAATTATTAAAGATGGTGATTTCTTAGACCAACATATACAGTATCTTGAAACAAGAATACGTATTAAATCTGGTGGAAACATTGATTGGCAAAAAGATGCTATCAAACAAAAAGGTGGTAAGTATAGATATAAACTTGAAACAGAAGAACTAGGTAATATTGATTTACGTAATGCTATAGCTAAAGGAAAACTCTTAGATAGAAATGGTAAAGAGTTAGATTTTTACGAAAATGCAGATAAAACATTAAGTGGATTTAAATTAAAACCAATTATGGACGAGTTTGAGTATTTGTTATCTGGTGGATTAGATGTTGGTGACGTTAAAGTTACTAGAAATATATTAGATGAAGCTGACCAAGGAAGTCTTGCACAGATTGAAGAAGGACTAGATGCTGCTTTCCAGGTATTGTTTGATAATCTTATGACTAAACCTATTGGTTATTTAAATAGGTCTCCTGTTTTTGTGCAATACAGATGGGATTATATCTCAAGTAATTTTAATAAATATAGCCCTACACTACAAAAGAAATTTATTAAAGAAGCGCAATCACAAGCAGTACCTAATTCAACTTTAAGAGAACTCAAAGGATTAATGGCTACACATAAAAAAGGAAAGATAGCTGATTATGATGTTATTAATGTAGAAAGTAAAGCATTTGGGTTAGCAATGGTTAAAAACTTATTGTATGATACAAAACAAAAACACGCTATATCAGATAAATTATTAAACATATTTCCTTTCGCAGAAGTTTGGTTTGAAGTATTCCAAACATGGGGCAAGTTATTAGTAGAAAATCCTACTGTGTTACGTAAAGGTCACGTTGCTTTGCGTGGAGGTACATCTGCTGATGCATTAGGTAGTAGTTCTGAAGATGGATTCTTTTCTCCTGACCCAAGAAATCCAGATGATGATATGTTTGTATTACCATTTGGTGGGCATTTATCTAGTCAGATTTTTGGTGATGATTCTAATACACGTATATCACCGAGAGGTTATGTACAAGGTGTTAACTTATTAGGACAAGGATTTGTACCTGGACCTAACCCATTAGTAGGATTTGCAATAAATAAACTTATACCAAAACATGGTACAGTTTCTGAATTAATTAGAGAACAAGCTTTTGGTGATTTTCCTCCACCAGAAGATGTTGGAGATATTGTAGCTATATCACCTGTATATAAAAAATTAAGAGCTTCTTGGGTAGATGAAGAAAATTTTGAAGTAATAACTGATGACAGTAAAGAAATATACAGAATGCGTGCTAATGCTACTAATGATTTATTCAGATATGGTATGGCATCAGGACAGAATAAAAAACTATACAAGGAAGGTAAATTAAATACTTATCTTAATGAATTGTTTCCTAATCAATGGACACCAGATAGTGTTACACAAAAACAAATAGATGAAGCATATATGGAATATGCTAAAGAAAAATCAGGTACATTATTTAGAATGCAGTTTTGGTATCAATTTATAGGTCCTACTGGTTTTAAACCAGAGTATTTCTTAAAAGATGAAAGCGGTAAGTTATGGGGACAAGCTGTATTATTTGAGGAATACAATCGTATCAAAGAAGAAAATGAAGGTAATGATATTGCTACATATAATGAATTTTTTGAACTATATGGTGTAGAACATCCTTGGTTAATGAGTCCTAAATCACAATCAGAAATAGGTAGACAAGCTTCTAGTGTACGTGTACAAAAAGTACAAGCAGAAAATCCTGAAGTATTTAAACAACTTAAAGTTAGTGGTTATTACTTAAACATAGACAATCCTAACGAAGAAAAAAATTGGAATGATGTAGTTTATGACAAAAACTTATTATCACCTGACCAATACCGTAGAGGTGTGAATGATACAATAGGTTTCTTTAGGTATAAATCTTATTCGAGAAACTTAGATGCTTTAGATATTGGATATGAAAAGAAAACTTTATTAAAAAGAGTTTACAGAGAAGAACTAAAACAAGCACTTCCAGGGTTTCAAGCAGATGAATATGGTTTAACTACACCTCCTTCAACTAAAGATATATTTAATGAAATGCGAGAAAAGTGGAGAAACATACCTTATGTTATGGAACAAGACACAGGTAAAGGTTTTGCAGAGATAATGCCTTACTGGGAGGAAATGGAACAGATATCATTAGAGTACGGAACAGATACTTGGTGGTTAACATCTAATGATTCACAAGCTTTGAGTATGAGAATTTGGATGTATAATAAAGCACAACAAGTTATACAGGAATATCCTGAGTTTTGGGGTGTATGGAATGGAGTTATGTTAAAGTTATATAGAGATGACTTCGAGGTATTGGATTACATAGGCAAATAAATGGCAACAAAAGAAGAAATATTAAAACTATTAGCTGAATATTCTGACATGATGGGTGAAATACCTGACACAGGTGTATACAATATAGTAACCGTTATAAACAATTTAGAAGATAACATATACTTTTCTGATAAACCAGAGTTATATGCTGAATTAAAACAAGCTAACGCTGATAAAGATTTAGTTAAAATGCAAGAAGTTTTAGATAAAGCTACTGGTTCTAATGCTGGTGTGTCTTATGAAGTTGAACAACTTGAAAAAGAAAAAGGTATGCAATTACCTGATGCACAACGCGAAGCTTTAGACCAACAAATGAAAGAAATAGATAAAGGTATTGATAATGGCTCTTTAAATCCTGCATTAGCTAATGAAATGAAACAAGATATTATAGATGAAGCTTTTCTTATTGACCCAGAAGAAGGAACTAATCTTGTAACTGGAGAAGATGGTAAAAAAACTGTATCTACAGGATATTTTTCTACAGTATTACATTCACATATCTTTGCACAAGATGCATCTGTACCAGAAATAGTACAATTTCAAAACTATTTAATTGAAAATGGTCTAGCAACAAACATGGATTTTGCTGGTACTAAAGGATTATATAGTGATACATTAAAACAAAAGATACAAGAAGTAATGTTATGGGCTGATTCAAACTTAGATGCTGGAGCTGGTACATCATTACATGAAAAGATTATGAATCAACCTCCATTGTTTTTTGCTGATGTGCAGTATCAAGAAATGGATTTATCTTTTGAAAGAAACTTATTTGGTCATGCAGTAGAAGAAATGTCTAGAAGAAAAGCTGCTGGTGATGATATTAGTTTATCTGAAGAAATTGAAGCTATGGCACAGCAGTACATACCTCCTAAACCTAGTGTGTTAGAAGATATGGTTGAGTCATACTTTGTTGCTAATACAGGTAGAAGTCCTACTGCTAGTGAGTTAAATGATTGGTCAACAGCTTTAGCAAGTAGTTATTCTGAATCTTATACACAAGCTGTAACATTTATGGAAAAATCTGCTGAATGGAAATTAACAGGTAAACCTACTTACACTACACAAGCAGGTATAGACCCTATGACAGAACAACCTAAAACTACATTTACACAAACAGGTACAGAATATAACTTAGATGAATTATCACAGTATAAACCTATGACACCTGCAGAAATATTTGAAGCTAAATTTGAAGAAGAACTTGAATCTGATATAGATGCTTTTGCAGCTGGTAAAGAAATGAAAGAAATGCAGAATAAACTTATGTCTGCTATGTACGGAGGATAATGGCTAGAGACCCTAAAGCAGACCCATATTACAATCCAGAGTTTTCACCAGAAATTAACGAAGTTACTAATGACTTTGTTTACAAAAAAACTGGTAAGCAAACTACTGGTGACGCAATCATAGTTAGACCTAGAGGAGGTAGCTTTGATGTATTATTAATCGAAAGAAAAAGAGGACCTCATCAAGGAGGACTTGCTTTACCTGGTGGTTTTAAAGAAGGTGCAGATTCTGTAGAAGATTTTGTTGCTAGAGAAGCTTTGGAAGAAACAGGTTTAACAAACAAAGATATTAAAGAAACAATAGATTTACCTACAAAAACAGATAGATTTGATTGGGACGTAAGGTTTGCTGATGGTGTAGATGTAAGCGGTAAAATATTTATTGTAGATGATAGTTTTATTCCTAAAGCTGGAGATGATGCTGTATCTGCAAAGTTTGTTCCAGTAGAAGATATTGCATCAGGAAAAGTTGATATTGCTTTTTTACATAGTGAATGGATATATGATACATCTCAAAAATTAGATAGTAATTATTCTGGAACTTCTGAGTTACAAGAAATTGTAGCAAAAGATAGACAACGTAACAAAAATTTTATGCGTGAAATAAATGATAAACGTGCATTAGATAGTCAACCATTAATGACAATAGACGACAGTACACCAGTTAGAGATGCTGCAAGAGAAAACTTTGTAAAAAATTACATTGCAGATAATCAAGATATAGACCCTAAACTAGCTAATGAAAGAGCTTTGATAGAATTTGATACTAGGTATAGTTTTGCAATAGACCAAGCAACAGGTAATTACCCTGCAGGTATGATAGAAGCAGGTACTTGGGATTATACAGATTACACAAAAGTAGCTAAAAAATATGGTGTAAATCCCCAACAACTAGGTGGTCTTTTAGGTAGATTAGGTGCAGGTGCGTTAGACCCTGTATCAGAAGCTTTAGAAGTTGCACTAGGAAAAATAGGTTTAGGTAAAGTTGCTAAAGGTTGGGTACAAGGAGAAGTATTAAACTTAATGGCAGGAGCATTACGTGGTTTAGCACAAGGTGGTGGTAAATATTTAGCTGAAACTACTGGACCAGCTGTAATGAATTTATCAGCAGGTAGACAAGTTGTACAAGGTAGTGAAACTCCTGGTATAGATGCTTTAATATCTGGGTTAGAAGGATTTGCAGACCAAATGGAATATTCCCCTAGCTACATAATAGATGAAAAAGTAAAAGAAAAAACTGGTAAGTATGGTGGAGAGCATCTTAGAGCTGCTGCTTCTAGACTTGGAAAGACAATTACAAAATGAGTTACAAAGTAAAATCAGATAAATCAGCAGAGCTTATGTACATAGCAGATACTGGTGAGTACAAAATTATAGTAGATGTTGGCGATACAATATACGTATTTGATACACCAGGTGGTTCTACATTGTCACAATTAACTGACTACCAAATGGTTGAAGGTGAGAATGAAAAGAAAGTTAGAACAAAACTTGGTATTTATGTAACAGATAACAAAACTTTTAACTCTGGATTTTACAACAATGATAGATTAGTAAGCGTTCCTATAAACGTTAATCAAATAACACCTGCTATAGCTGATGATGCTAATGATGTGTTAAAAGGTTTCTTTGATGGACAAAAGAACATGATAGAAATTTATGGAGCATCTAATGATTTATGGACAGACCCAGAGTACTTAGCTGAAATAGCATCACTTACGGCACAAAATGATGGGGATGTTGATGCAGCTGTAGAAATGTTTGAAGGAACACCTGCTTATGGAGGTATCTTAGAAAGATTAGAAGTATCTGAATCAGAATTAAAAGCACAACAACTCTTAAGGTCAGACCCATTAGGTTTTGGAAACATACGAGAAGGTAACATATTAAACCTTGAAGGTGCAGTACAAGCATCAGGAGGAAGTATTCCTACAGAAGCTGTGCATTATTTAGCTGACTTAGTTACTAAAGGTATTATGACATTAGATGGTGCTAAGAGAAATATCATAGGTGCAACAGATAAATATAGTACTTATGCAGATAAACTTGATGCAGGTTTTGTTGGTGTATTAGAAGGTAAAGATATAACTTTAACGCAAACTGGTGAAGAAGATGTACAAACTTTATTAGATACTTACTTACCTTCTTACTTACACGGAACTATAGATATATCTAAAGAAGCAGGTAAGATACGTGCTAATCCAGATTATGAAGATACACTTGTTGCAAGTATGAAAAAATCTAGGTTTGCTGATTACAACATGTATGACGAAGATGTTAACTGGAATGTAATCTTAGCTGGTAAAAAACAACTGTATAAAAGTATTATGGGTAGCGAACCTAAAGAAGATGACCCTGCATTAGATGCAATCATTAGAATGAATGATACAGGTAAAGCTACATCCTATCTCAGAGAAATAGGATTAGAACAAGGTAATCAAACTGTTATGGCTGATAGAGATAAAGCAGCAATGGCAGCATTTGGTGATGGTACAGTAAGAAGTCAAGCATATGTGGAGAATAGATAATGCCAGAAATATTTAGAAAAGATTTAGTAGGTTCATACAATGTAAGTGATTTAGAATATTACGGAGATGGTACTGAAGAAAACCCAGGGCTAATTAATGCTGGTTATTCTTTACAACCACAAGCTTATGATAGTGGTAGTAGTTCAGGACCTAAGTACAGTGCAGAAGAAGGATATTCAACAGGTACTGCTTTGTTCCCTTTCTTACCAGAAAAAGTACTTAAAGAATTTTCTAAACAATGGGCTAAATCTGGTGATGCACAAATTGCATTAGGTGCAACTAGACAAACATCAGATTGGAAAGCTGAGTTTGGATACTTACAAAGAGATGATGGTTCATTAATAATGGATGAAATATCTGCATTATCTACTAAAGCAACATACAAACAAACATTATCTGAAGTAGGTATTAAAGATTTTACTGATTTTGAAGATGAATTTGAATCTTTAATAACTAATGAAGTATCTGGTGCAGAGTTCCAACAGCGAATAGATGTAACTTACGCAGGTGTTGTTAATCAAATACCAGAAGTAGAAGCGTTATTTAGAGATAGATATGATATAGATGTTGACGCACCTACAATATTTGGTGCTTTAATTAATCCAAAAATACAAGATAAAGTACTAGCAGGAGAAATACAAACATTGCAACTACAAGCAGAAGCTAGTTCTAGAGGATTTACTACAACTTTTGCTAGATTCCAAGAACTAAAAAATAGAGGTTTAAGTCAAGAACAAGCTAGAGGTATTTATCAAACTGCTGGTTCAACAATAAGTCAAGCAGAATCTATTGGTAGAGAACTAGATTTAAGCACATTAGAAGAAGCTACATTAGGTGACACAAACGCTGCTAAAAGATTACAAAGAATATCTGCAGAACTCCAATCTAAACAAGGTATACAATTAGGTGCTGCAAAAATAAATGACGAAGTTACTGGACTTATAGCAGATTAGTGTATAATAGACATTAAGCGTTGCGTGGTCCGCTAATAGACCTGCACCCAGCTTTCAAAGCCTACGTAGAAAGCTCGTATTAAAACCGTAGAGTAATGGACTTATAGCTTGCAGCTACCAGAGGGATAAGTCAAGTGGTAAAGGTAGCACCCCGATAGGATTGCCTATGGTCTTATCTGACAGGTTAATACATAGTGGAGGTACAAGATGGAAGAATTTGATGCACCAGAAAACGGTGTTAAACAAATGAGAGAAGCTCTCGATAGACAAGCCGAGAAAAATAAAAAGCTTGAAACAGAATTAGCTCTTTATAAAGACAAAGAGATTGATTCAGTTTTTGGTGAAATTGGCTTAGAAACTAACAAGGGTTTTGGTAAGGCGTTAAAGCAAGTGTATGATGGACCTATTAATAAAGAGTCCATTGCAGAGTTTGCTAAGACTGAGTATGGTTTTGAACCAAGCGGTCAAGTACAGAATGAACCACAGACTGAACTTGAACAGCCAGTACAAGACGATGCACGTTCTAGAGTAGCTGCACTTGATGCAAATTCAGTGTCTGATATACCTCAAGATGTCAATGAACAGTTGGCTAACATTCTACAGAATGGGTCTGTTAAGGATTCCTTAGCAGCAAAGCTAAACATCATGGACCAACAAAAATAAAAAATTAATACGACAACATAATACGGAGGTAGAATATGGGAGCAATATCCCTAACTAACAATTCAATTTACTCCCAGAAGATTAATAACTTTTCTGGTGAGTTATTCCGTGTAGGTGGTCAAAGAACTCCTTTCTTGTCAGCAACAGGAGGATTAAACGGAGGTAAGGTTTTACAATCTACTTTCTGGCAAATCCAAGCTGCTGATAGTGCTGTAGTTTCTTCTGAGCCAACAAAAGCTCAAGAAGGTGCGCAGCCAACAGAGTATCTTGGTAGAGATAGAGTCGCTTATACAGGCGTTACTCAAATCTTCCATAAAGGAATTAAGATGACCTACACAGCTATGGCAACATATCAACACCAAAATCCATTTGATTTGAGTGCAAACATTGCAAACTCATCTGATGGTGATGGAACAGTTACAGCTGCTGACAAACTTGCTTTGTCCGGTAGTAACCCAATCGTTGATGAGTTCGCAGAGCAAATGTCTATGGCACTTGAAAAAGTGGCTAGAGAAGTAGAGTGGTTCGCATTCAACGGTACATTCGCAGATGGTGCTAATACAACACCAGGTGCTGGTACAAGAGAAATGCGTGGACTTAACGAGTATTGCGCACTAAACGCTAATGCTAACAATACAGTTGCACCTACATTTGTAGGCGGTAACGTACACTATTGTGATGCTGATGGTGATGGAACTGGCGCAGACAAAGTACTTTCATGGGATTCAATCTCAGAAGGACTTAAGAGACTATATGATGCTCACGCACCAATGCAGTCTCCTGTACTTTGCGTTACTCCAAAGCAATTACTTGACTTAAATAAAGAACTACTTGCTGGTACAGTTGGTATTACAGGAGCAATCATTCCTAGAGATAGAAATGTTGCTGGTATCGATATTGATACTATTGTAACTCCATTCGGTTCAATCGGAATGATGGTTATAGACCCTAATATCATGCCTGCAAACAGTGCATTTATTTTGGACTTTGCGTTTATACAACCAGTGTTTACAAATATCCCAGGATATGGAACAGTGTTTGTTAGAGACATAGACCAAGATGATTATGCAAGAGTATCAAAAGCTATCTACATGGAAATGGGATACGACTTTGGTCCTCCTTCATATCACTTGCTATTCAAAGACGTAGCTTAAGAATATAGAAGTATTGAAGATTAGGGTGGGAATCCACCTCCTGCCCTTTTCTTCTGCTATAGTAAGGACAACATGCAATTACAAAAACAAGTTTTAATAGACGTTTCAGAAGACAACAGTAACTCTACAGCTGCACAATGTGACGGTTTATTGTTATCAGGAATAGAATTTCCTGCAGCAATGACTGGTTCAAACGTAACATTTGACTTTTCTTATGATGGAAGCACTTGGGTAGACGTAGTTGAAACAGATGGTACTGAAGTTACATATGTAGTTTCAGCAGGAAATGTAGTAAGAGTTGACCCTAGTGGTTGGGCTTTTGCTTCTATTGGTTTTTTGAAAGTAACATCTGATGGCAACGAAGCTGCTGACAGAAAAATTAATTTAATATTTAAACAAAGTTAGGAGTCATTGTGAGTGACACAATAGGCAACCTAGTAGACAGGGTATTTAGAGAATACCTTGAGCCAGCAGATAGTGTTGAATCGTATTCATACTTAACTGGTGGTATTAATAGTTCAGTAACAACAATAGCTTATGCTAATGATTTATTTTCTGTAGAAGAAGAAGATGCATTAGGTGCTGGTGCAATTATAGAAGTTGGACAAGAACTTATGTTCTCAACTGCTTTAAACACTGTATCAAATGAAATAACAGTAACTAGAGGAGCAAGAGGAACTACTGCAGCTGCTCATTCTGCTGGAGATTTAATTAAAATAGCGCCTGCTTTTCCTCGTAAGAGTGTATACGATGCAGTATCAGACCAGATTAAAAATTTATATCCTACATTGTATGCTGTAGAAACACAAGCTTTAACATCTGGAACAGGATATAGAGTACTCGGTAATTATGGTAGTGATGTAGATGATAACAACCATGTAATAACACCATTAAAAGCTATTTCACAATATACAGACTGGTCATCAGGCTCAGACCAAACAGGTCTTACCTATAAAGGTGTTGGTGTAGAGCTTATACAATTACCTAATCCTTTTGTTTGGACTGATGAAACTGGTGTTGAAAGAACTAAAACATACACAACAGGACCTAGTACAGTAAATGCTGTACAATTTTATGGTATTGCTAGCGGACATGAAGTATTTGTTACTTTTAAAAAGAAGTTTGTTGCTCCTACTAATGAATCTACAACATTAGCAACAGTCGGTTTAGAATCAGAATATGAACCTATAGTTATGATTGGTGTTGCTGCACAAATGTTATCTGGTAAAGACATTAACAGATTAAATACACCTTATATTACACAACAATTAGAAGCACAAAACTTTCCTGTAGGTAGTGGAGGTAGTGTAACAAACAGTTTATTAAGATATCAACAGCTACTTATACAACAAGCTAGGTCTAATTTAAGGTCTAAATATCAAGAACCAGTAACATTTAATAACATTAATTACGTGACATAATGCCTAGAGTAGCTACTACTTCTAATATTACGAATCCTAAAAGATATGGATATGATATACAGTTAGACAATATCTTTTTACGTACAGCTGTAGGACCTAATAGAGACATGACTATTCAATCTTCTGATGTACAAGCAGGACAAAACGTTAATGTTAAACAAAATCCTGAAGATTTTACATCAAACTTAGGTCGTATATATTCAAGAAACAAATTTAATGCAGGACAAGGATTAGATACAGCACATAGAACAGACGGTAAACCAGATGATGTTAATAGATTTTGGGATAGTAAAGGCGTAGATGTATTTCATGGAGATGATGAGACTTCTTATCATATACACTTACTACATCAAACTGCGGATGTAAATGTTAGAGGTGGAAGTTTACAATTTGCTGGTACTAATAACTACATGACACAAACTACAGATGGCAAGATATGGGTAACTGACAATACAAGTGTTTATTACTCTACAGATGCAACTACATGGACTGAAGTAGCTGCTGGTACAAACAATGCAACACATAACTTTACAGGTATAGCTGCATTTGGTAACAAGTTATTTCTTACAACAAAAAATGGAACAGCAGGTTCACAGTTAATTGAGTTTGATGGTACAAGTACTTGGAGTGTACGAACTACTGCACAGTCTAGTTCAGGTGGATTAACTGGTGTATGGTTTGTAAAAAATAGATTATGGATTACAGGTAATGATGGTACAGCAGAATACATATGGGAAGCTAGTCCGTTTAACAAATCATGGTCTGGTTCTGATTTGCAAGATGCAGATAGCATAGTAGAAGTAGAACCTACACATGAGTTTACAGGTATTATTGATGGTGGTGCAGCAGTATTAGCTGCTAGTACAGACGGTACAGTGTATTCTTTTAAACTTAGTAGTGGTTCTTTTGTAAACCAAGGACAAACAAAAATACCTTTTGAAGAAGTACACTCTATAGAAGCTACTGAAGGTATAGTATTTTTAGGTACTAAAGAAAGTACAACTGATACAGGTAGATTATATAGAACAGAACTTGTAGCAGCTGATGACTTGTACGTACTAGCTAATAGACAGTTAGTAAAAGAATGGGTTGTAACAGGTGTAGATACAACACCTCACGCTATGTTTGTTAGTCGTGATAGTGTGTATATGGGTGTTAAAGAAGCAACTAACGAAGTAAATTTGTGGCGATATTACCTACCAACAGGTGGTTTGGCTAGAGATTTACAAACAACAGGCAATGGTTTAGTGTATGCTATAACACAAAACGCAGGTAAATTTGTAGTATCTGTGTCAGGAAGTGATGTATATAAAGAACAATCTACATATGAATCAGAAGGTTATTTAGTATTATCAGCAGCAGATTTCTTTACAGCAGAACAAAAACAATTTGTTGGTGCAGAGTTATCTACTATTAATATGCCTACTAATACAGAAGTAGAATTGTTATATTCAACTAAGTTTGAAGATTTAGATACTCCTGAGTCTGCTTCTTTTACATCTGCATTAACTCAGTTAGGTGGTACTGGTGACACAGAAAAACAAATATCAGAAGTTGCCAGATATATTATAGGTAAAGTTGTTTTAAAATCTACAGATAACGTAGACACACCAAAGGTTAAATCTGTACAGTTTCGTGCATTAGCTAGACCTGAACTTGTAGTAGCACAAATACCTATAAACATTAGTGATAGAGTAGAAAGACCAGGTAGAAAACCTATTAGAGTAAAAGGTCTTGGTGATGAACTATATGCAGCACTTCGTGATAAAGAAGGAGATTCTGTAACATTACAAATATTTCAACCACAAGAAATTATTCGTGGTGTAATTGAGCAAATAAGTTATCCAATACAATCTAATGAGGTAGTTGGAAGTGACACACATTATGCTATCATTACAGTGCGTGGAACTAGACAAACAGTACTAGAGGATGTAACATCTGTACACGTAACAGGTATTTCAGCTTTTGGTATAATGAGATTTGGAGCATAGATGGCAGACAGAGAAACACAGATAGTAAACTTTTATGAAAGTACTTTAGCTAGTCTCTTAGCAAGTGGAGCTACATCTACTACTCTTACTACAGCACCTACTACAAATGGTTCAACAGCTATTAATGCGTCTGGTTCTAGTTATTATTACTTAGTAATAGACCCAGATAACTCTGCAACACGAGAAGTTGTATTAGTTACAGCATCATCAGGTACAACTATTTCTGCTATGACACGTGACTTAGAAGGTAGACATACGTCAGACCCAGACCATCAAGCAGGCACTACAGTTAGAATGGCTGTATTAGCTGAACATTTTGCTGATATGAATGACAGATTAGATGCAGGTATGACCGCAACATCAACAGCTACACTAACTAATAAAACTTTTGATGTTGAAGCAACAGGTAACTCTATATCTAACATAGATGTAGCTGACTTAAAGTCAGGCGTACTAGATACAGACATTAGTTCTGTAAGTGGTAGTGATGATACATTAGCTTCAGCTAAAGCAACTAAAACTTATACCGATACTAAATTATCTTTAGCAGGTGGCACAATGACAGGTGCTATAAATGCAGGTGACCAAGAAATATCAGCAGCAGTACTTAAAGACTATTCAGAAACAGATGTAGCTTTATCATCATCATCAGGCGTTGTTGCAATAAACTTAGCTAGTGGTAACACAGGTTCATTAACTCTTACCGAGAATGTAACTGATATAGACTTTACTAATGTACCTACAAATGGTGTATCTTCATTTACGGTTAAAATAACACAAGACGCTTCATCTTCATATACAGTTGCAATTAATGCTGTTACTGTAAATGCAGGTGGAAATGTTACTGCAAAAACAGCAGGTGCAGGTGGGTTTACAATGACAACTACAAATAGTGCAGAAGATTTATTATTCTTTTTATTCTTTGATGCAGGAACACCTTATCTAACAGCAACACAGGAGATGAGTTAATGTCAATGTTATTAATGCTTAAAGAAGGTGGAAGTTTAGGCATTGATACTATTGGTAATAAACCTATTGATGAAGATATAGATTTAATAGAGTTTGGTGATTTGAAATTTGTACTGTTTAATGGAACTCAAGATAATATACTTGGTGAAACAGGTGAATTGACATTTGTAGAATCAGATGGTTCTACAGATAATATTCTACTAACAGGTAATAGATTGAGTTTCACTTTGTTTGATGGTACAGTAGATAATATAGATTTAACATAAGGAAGATAAATGGCAGAATTTAGACCAGTACACGCAACAAATACAGGTGGAGATACAGATGGATTAGCAGAGTATTCCAATACAGATGGTTTACTTCTTCCTAATTATAATGAAAAAGTACAAGCAGTAACAAGCTCATCAGGAGTTTTAGCTATAGATGTACTATCAGGAAATGTTGCAACTATTACTCTTACAGAAAATATTACAGACATAGATTTTACTAATGTACCAGCTGCAGGTAGTTGTGCTATAACATTAATCATTACACAACACGCTTCATCAGCAAAAACAGTAGCTATAAATGCTATAACAGTTAATGGTGGTGGAAACTTAACAGCTAAGACTGCAGCAGCAGCAGGATTTACAATGACCACTACAGTAGATAAAACAGATGTGGTATCAATACTTTTTATAAACGCAGGAACACCGCTATTAAACGCAGTACAGGAGTTATAAATGCCTTTAGCTTCAAGTAGATTTGGATTCGCAGGTGGCGGAGGCGTAGCTTTAGAAGTTTCTTATTTAGTACTTGGAGGCGGAGGCGGAGGCGGTAATGGTTTTCATGGTTCAGGTGGAGGTGCAGGTGGTTATCGTACATCTTATGGAACTGGCAACATATCAGGTAGAGGTTCTGCTGTAGAAAGTATTTTAGAATTAGACAAAGCTACTGATTATACAGTTCAAGTCGGTGCAGGTGGCGGTGGTTCAGGTCAAGGTGGAAGCAGTACTTTTAGTAATATAACTTCTCTTGGTGGCGGTCGTGGAGTAAATAACAATCAAAATGGTATTGTCGGTGGTTGCGGTAGCGGCGGCGGTGGCGAAGGTAATAATGGCGGCGGTGCAGGTACAACAGCACAAGGTCATGGTGGCGGCGGTGGTTCTCCACATGGCGGGGCATATGGTGCAGGTGGCGGTGGTGGAGTCAAAACAGCAGGTGGCGGAGGCGACCAAAACAGAGGTGGAAATGGTGGCTCAGGTGAATCATCTTCTATAACAGGTTCAGCAGTAACAAGAGGTGGCGGCGGTGGAGGTTCAGTTTTTAATAACGCTGCACCAGGTTCTGACAACTCTGGTGGCGGTGGAGGACAAGGCGAAAGTGGTAACTATGGTGGTAACTCTGGTGCTGCTAATAAAGGTGGCGGCGGCGGAGGTCGTGATAGACATAGAGGTCCAGGTAGTGGTGGTTCAGGAATAGTTATTTTAAGATACCCAGGAAGTTTTACTTTAAGTAAATCAAATAATGTAACAGCAAACACTATCAATGTTGATGATGGAGATGAAAGATATACAATTGTTACTGGCGGTAATGGCACAGTTAGTTGGTCATAATGGCACACTATGCAATACTAGATGAAAATAACATAGTAACAACTGTCATTGTAGGTAATGAAGAAACAGATACTGTAGATGGTGTAGAGCAAGATTGGGAAGCTAATTATGCTGTACAACATGGTGTTCCTACTGCACAAGTTAAAAGAACTTCTTATAATACAGGTTCAAATAAATATTACAACCCTGATAGAACCTTAGCTGATGACCAATCAAAAGCATTTAGAGGTAATTATGCTGTAATCGGAGAACCTTATGACCCTGTTAATGATGTATTCTTAGGGTGGCAACCACACGATAGTTGGGTTCTTAGTGAAGAAACATGGAACTATGAACCACCTATAGATTATCCAACAGATGGTCACAAGTATACTTGGGATGAGTCTATAATTAATTGGGTAAAAGTAGAAGATAGTTCTAATTTTATTAATCCTTAAATAAATTTAAGAAAGGTGGAGAATGAAAGATAACATACAAGTACACATACATCCTAGAAATAAATCTAATGAAGCATTATTAGAATTATACCCCCCACAGTTAGCTAATAGATATTTACCTGAATGGTATAAAAATCAAGAAGTATATAAAAGAAATGAAATACCATCACATAAAGACATGAAAAATTGTCCTGCTATACAGGATGTTCTAACCAGTGGTATTGTTCTTCCTGCATGGAGTGATATATATATAGAAAAAAAAGATGGTTCTTACGAATGGAATGTGACAACAGGTTCAAGTTATGCTTATCCACCTGAAACAAGTTGGATAGAAATACAACCTTATCATCAACTTAGAAATACAGAAGAAAATGATTTTAAAGTTAATGTAATTAAAGATGTAGGTGCTTTAAAACTTATAACACCTTATTGGTTTTCTACAGAGCCAGGATATGGATTAGAATTTAGTGACCCTTTTTACCATCACAGAAGAAATATTAAACTATTATCAGGTCGTGTAGAATCAGATAAATGGCACGAAACAAATTTACCTTTTGAGTTTTTTGATAATCTTGATGATGTAAGTAATAAAAAAATATATATTAAAGCAGGTGAACCTCTGTGTATGATAACTCCTTACAAAATAGAAACTAAAGTTACTCCTGTGATACATAAGTTTGAAGAAGAATTTCACAACCAACAACTTAAGAAATCTCAATTAATATCTTCAGTGGGAGGAGATTGGTTAGCATATAAGAAAAAACATGATGACCTTTTATCCTAAATTTAAAAATAAAAGTATCGTTAAGTATTGTTTATTAACTGATAATTTTAACTTAAGTAAATTTAATAAAGGTATATATACAAACATAGAACCTAAGTATGTACAAGATACTGGTTGCCCTTCAGTTAGTTCTTTAAAGAACAGAATGTTTACTGTTTATTCACCCTTTAATGTTGATATTAAAATATCCAATAACGAATATAGTTATCAGTTTGATACTGACAAACACCCTGATAATAGGTATATGCACAGTTTATTAAAAGCATCAATTAATTTAGACATAAATAAAAAAGACATACAACATCTACAACTTTTAACTCCATACGCTTTTGTTACTGATGACCCATCTATAGAAATTATTACAATAGAACCTAATATTGAAACAGAAAATTTAGATTATGTGTCTGCTTCTATAAAACCCTATGGTTGGATAAGAACATTAAACAGTGCCTATGTTGTAAGAAATAAAGATAAAGAAAGTTTAGTTAGTTTTAATACAAAAAGTCCTATGTTTAATATACTATTCAATAAACCTGTGTCTTTAGAGTATATAGAACCTACACAAAAAATATATGATTATTACACAAATTGTAAAGACATTGTAAATTATACAAATCAAATTACTAAACACTATAAATCTATAGTAACTCGTAGACCCAAAAAATTATTGTGATATAATCCAATAATGGAATTTATAATTGGATTTTTTCTAGGTTATTTTTTAAAAGAAATTAGTTCTTATCTTAAAAGATTAAGCAACTACGACCTAGATAGTAATATAAACAAGGAATGGGATTTCTTATCCCATGATGATTTACCATAAATGTCAAACAACAATGGCTATACCCAAAAGGAACTTCTCAATATGGTTATTGAACGACTAGATAAAATAGAAGATAAGTTAGATTCTAAGTTAGACAAACAAGAATTTTATAAAGTACTTACATTAATTGT